CCCTAATTCTTCTTTCTAAGGGAAGTTCTTTTTCTTTGTTCCCATACTTTTTGTCTAACTCAAGCTCTCTATCTCTTAAGGCTTTTTCTTTTCTGCTGAGTGCAGCGAATTTTCTATCAAACTCAGAATCTTGCGGTTGCTCTAAGTCTTTAAATTCATTACTTTCTTCTTGAGGCTCAGCTGCCTCTTGGTTTACGACTACATCATTCATGTGTCCGTGACTGTTTTCTTCCATTTTAACTCCTTTAGCTTATAGGGCATTGCCCGATCAATGTGATCTATAATTGTTTTCCTATTATATTACTTCTCTTCTACTACTTCTTCAGTAACTTGTTCTTCTACTATTTCTTCTTCTGGAACTTCTTCTTGAACATTTTCATTTTGTAATTCTTCTAAATCTATAGCTCCTCTAGTTAAGAGGTTTTCTTCTTCAGTTATGTTCTCAGCTACTTTAGCTGCTGCTGTAGCTGCTCCCATTTCAGCTAATTCTCTAGTCATTTGCTCTGGGCTAGGAGCTTGCTCTTGTGCTCTCATTAGTAAATTCTGAGCATCCTCCATGTATTGACGCAGTAGTTCAAGACGATCTTCTGGAGCACCTTGTACTTTAAACATTAGATAAGCTTGTTGAGTTTTACGAATTGCATTCTCTAAGTTTTGATATGGCTCAGGAGGAAAGTATTCTCCTTTATCCATCATAGTTTCTAGTATTTTTTCTAAATTAGTAGAGTCTGCATTTAAAAGATTTAAAGATGCTTCTAAATCTGGAAAGTCTAATAGTTTAAGAGCCTCTTCTTTACTTATAAAACCAGCCGATAAAAGGTCTTGAACATCGGCTAACCTAGCCGCTGGAGTGCTAGATAGGGCAGACGTTGGAAAAATTTCCATCATATACTTGTCAGCATCCATGTTTACGTCTTTCCAGCTAATGGTTTCTACAAACTTTCCATCTTTGGCTTTAACTTTATAATCACCTTCAGATTCATATAAATCTTTAGCCATATCAATTATAATTTCTGCAGCTTCCATAAAAGCTTTTTCATACCTTTTACCTACTGACATAAATCTTTCAGTTTCAATATCATTAAACTCTCTTAGAGCCTTACCTGAATCTAACCCAGCAGGTTTTAAAGATTGAGCTGCTAACTGAGACACGCCTGATATTTCGTAAGCTCTTTGATACAAACGATCTAAGTGGGCAAATAACTCAGGAGGAATACCACCCAAAGGAGCATATTGAGGAGGAGTTCCTGCGTATTTTATAACTCCACCAATTCTGTTATTTAAATGAGAAGATACTATCTTAGAACTTGCTTCTACTAATAATTTTGGTACAGATACTAAGTGCATTGAAACTTGTATTGTTCTTAAAATTTTATTAATCTCTAATTGAATACCCTGTAACTGCTCACATAGACCTTGACCAAAAAATCCTACAGGTCTTTCACCCCACCTAAAAAATACAAATGGGTAATAATCTTTATCATAATCTTCTTCAAAAAGAGTAGCACTAGAAATACAAATAGTGTGTTTACCGTCATCAGAGTTTGGACCAGATTTTAAATGCCAGGACTCTATGACTTTAATCATGTCTTTAGCTGTAGCAGATTGACCATAACTTTGAGCGTCTGGGTAAGAAGCTGAATCTATTTGTAATTCAAAGTCTGGAAACATTGCTTTGAGTACAGATTTTTCTACGTACTTAACTTGATGAATTTGACGTGGTTTTCCATAATAAGACTCAATATCATCTATTTTTATTTCATCAATTATAACTCTTTCTGCTTTTATTTCACCTTCTTCTATATAAATTTTAATACAACCTGAACCAAAAATACAAGCATCTTGAAACGCCATAGCTGCTGTTTGATAAAAATCAGTGTAGGAATAAATACCTTCAACAAATTTTGTTAGCTTTTTCGCTTTACGTTGTAGACTAAAATCACCTCCAGAAGTCAGAAATGTGGCTTTCGGTTTATTTTTAGTTATTTTTGAAACTACTGTATCTATAAGAGATTGTATAACATTTAGAGTAACTCTATTTGTTACATTGTATGAGGACTCAATTCTACTGTAATTAAAGGCTCCAAGACCTATCATTTCATAGTTGCCATAGAGTCTAGCGTACCTAATATTGTCAGCTTCTCTATATTGTTGGCGACTATCTAGGGCAGAAACGTAGGCAAATAACTCTTGATATAAATTATTTTTATTTGCCAACCACCACCGGCTTCCGTTTATTTCAGAATGCAAGGCTTACTCCTAGGTGTTCGAAGACCAAAACATTAGTTCATCGTCTTCTTTTTTTTGTTGTTCTTCTTCAAATCTTGATTCGTCTGCTGCTGTTTGTAGTTTCTGAGTATAGTCGGTTACACCCTCTACAAATGCTAACTCTGATAATTCAAACTGAACACCGTCAATTTTAAATGATTTTACTTTATGTTCTTTACACCATTCTATAAACAGCTTAACATCTTCAAGGTTTTCTAACATAGCTGTCTCCTATTGTTCATCTATTATATTGTCTAATTCTTTTATATCATCTTCGTATAATTTGCTTAATTCAAAAGAATATGGGTCTTTTTTTCTCTCTTCACATTCCATAGCTTCTTTCATCTCTAACTCTTTCATATAGGCATCTGTGCCTTCTTTTACCTTTTCTTGTGGTTTTTCAGATAAATAATGACGGCATTCCCTCCAAGCATACAATACAGCATCACAGATGTCAGAGTGATAAGTGTCTGAAATCTTTGGTCTTTCTGGATTACGAATTTTCGAATCCTTGTCCCACTGTACCAGCATGCAATCTTCTTCAAATAAAGAACTCTTGAAGGCTTTAAATTTTTCAGTTCGTAAATCATCATTTAATAACTCTATAAATTCTACTTTTCGGGTCTTGTCAGCAGCCTCGATACTAAGACCATGCCTAATTCTAAGCTCCTCCATAATCTTTTTACCTAAGGCTCCTGCGTCCATGACCATTCGTATAGGGTTATACAAATCCTTGTATTCGTTTATAGCAGCCACTAATTGACTGATATTTTGTTTGTTTTTAACATGTTCGTCAACCAAGTAGACTCTCTTATGGTGCGTATTATAACCGATAACAGCGATAGCATCACTGTCATTGTAGCCAATATCAATACCAATAATATAGTTCCACTCCCCTTCAGTAGGGAGTTTATTAAAGATGTTTTTTGCTTTACTGAACTTAAATACAAGGGCATCTTTATCCTCCACCCATTTACCAAATGTTTCTCTTATATAAGAAGGGTCTGACTCATCAATCCCTCTTATAACTCTTTCTTCCATTAGTATTTCTTCTAAGTTAAGCTTAGGAGGAGAGTGCATATAGGGGTTATCAAATGCAGTCCAATGATGTGCTTTCCAGTTTTTTGACTGAGAATACTCAAAAAATATTCCTGCTTTTACTGGACCTGGAGTTCCTGTTAAGTATAGTTGTCCTCTTTTGTCCCTTAGGGCTGGAATAATAATGTCATTTATAAGCTCTTTTAGGTAGGATCTAAATGATTGGCACTCATCTATGTAGCACTTCATTAACTTCCATCCTCTAAACTTTTCTATCTCTGTCCTATCTTTGGCTCCTGCTATATAAACTTTAGACTTATTAGGAAATGTTATTGTTAGTCTAACATTATCCATTTTGCATTCTAGCTCATACTCTTCTATAATCTTAACTAAGTCAGACCAGATAATAGCTCTAGCCTGTTGCTGTGTTATAGTAATATAAAGCAGATTAACTTCATCATTCTTAAGAGCAGTATCTATCATATCAGCAGCTATACCTACTGTCTTACCTGCTCTACGAGAACATACAGCATTTCTAAACCTGGAACCTGTGCCACGAAAAAAGTCAACCTGCTTTTCAAAACAAAAATCTTTGAATATAAACTTAGGTTTTTCAGATTTTGTTTTCCTTTTCTGAAGCTCCGCTATCAGGGCTTCCCTGTTTACGTTTTGCAAATCCTGATTCCTCGTTCTTTGACTTTAGTGTTTTTTGATAATCCTCACTTTTCTGGTCTGCTTGCATTCTGAAAGACTTATCAAATATTTTTCCACCTTTAAGTCTAGCTTGCCAATGAGAGTTAAAAGCTATAGACCTTCTTTCTCCTGGTCCTTGAAAAGGATAAACTGTATGTAAAAGGTTAGATGGAAATATAGTCATCTTTCCTGGTTCAGGAGTAAAAGACAACGAACCTTTTTCTAACCCAGTAGGACAAGCTGTTTTGTAAATAAACTCAATCATACCATCTCTAGAATACTTATACTCTGGTAAATCCCCTTCCTTAGACCTATGATCAAAGGCAGGAGTTTTTAACCAAATCACAGAAGAAAGATCACAGTAAGTATGAAAGTGAACAGGGTTGTATTCATTTTCGTACTGACTAACTATCCATGCGTGATCTAGTTTACACTCTAGGGCTTCTAGGTCATGACCGTCTGCTTTTAATCCATTCCAAACATAGTTGTATAACATACCCTCTAGGTATCCTAGGACTCCTATCTCTTCTAATTTTTCATTAGAAATCCAAGGCTCCTCGGCTATCTGACCTACAAGGTTTCCACCCCAGTCTATACGGTTTCTATCTTCAAGGATTTCATCAGATGCTTTTAATAAAAGCTCTGTTACTTCAGAGGGAACATGAAATAAACCAAAAGAAGGACCGAACGGTTTCATTAATTTAAAATCTGTGTTTTTAGCTAACCGTTCCAATCGTTCTTTATCTGATTCATTCTTCTGAGATTCTTTTACTTGTTTTCTTTCTTTTTTCGCTTTTTTCCCACTCATGCCTATCTCCTGCCAATAGCTTTTCTAGGTTTTATTATTTCTCTAGGGGTATCCATCTTAGCTCTTTCTGCCTTAGCTTTTTCATCTTGCTCTTTCTTTATAGGTGATTTAAGATAAACAGCTGAGATGTTAGTAAGTGGAACAAGAACGTGATCTCTATCATTTTTAATTGAAATCATGTTTATCTTTTCCAGTATCTCTATCTCAAGAGCTAGTTTTTCATTTATTTGCCGAGTAGCAAAT